CTGTTGAGTACACACTTAACACACTGAGCAACGTAATAAACGTGTCAAACAACCCACGTTTTGAAGGACTAGTTCGTGATGGTATAGCAACTGGTATGCGTTTCGTAGCAAACGTATATGGGTTTGACGTATACTGCTCAAACTTCCTACCAACAGCAACCGATAACGCACTTCCAGATTTAACTGCTTCTAACCAAGATTACTCATCAACAAACGGTGTTGTAAACTTGTTCTTCTCAGCAGACCAGTCTGTAAACCCATTCGTGGGTGCGTTTAGACAGCAACCTCAGGTAGACTACGACTACAACAAAGACTTCCAAAGACACGAGTTTGTAACAACTGCTCGTTATGGTGTCAAGTTGTATCGTCCTGAAAACATGGTTCGTGTTGTCACGAAACCAACAGTAGCGTAAGGAGGTAGACTAATGAGTTATGTAAACGCAGACGGTCTAGAAGTTCTTACCGCAGGTGAACAGGGAACTGCTGCAAAGCGTGGTACTTCTCTTTCAAGTCAAAAGAAATCATTGGTGATGAATATCACAGGAACAGAAGTTCCTTCATCTGTGGCAACTCCACAAGATCACGATGCTTTCATTCCAGCAGGTTCGTATATTACTTCTGCTAGTCTTATTGTCTCTACAGCTTTCACCTCAGGTGGTTCAGCTACATTGACAATAGGTACTTACACTCAAGCTGGTGCTGCAGTTGATGCCGATGGTATTGACGCAGCAGTTGCTTTGGCTGCTATTGGTGCAGATAAAGCAGTGGCTTGTGATGGTGCAGCAGTAGGCGGTAC